GTATATACAGTATCTGTATCTGTAGCAGACAACACACCTGAAGCAATACTTAGGTTTGTTCCTACCTTAACACCACCTAATACCGAGGCGGTAGNTTTTAGTTGTGCCAGCAGAAGTATCTACAATAGCTATAACATCATCTGTCGCTGCGGTTGTTAATTCTGTTAAGGCGGATATTTTTATTGAGGACATTCGTTACTCCGTTGTAATATATTCAGGTGATGCTGATGATGATGTTTCTGTTCTAATATAGTTACTACCATCTTCTGTTAATAGTTCTAGTTCTGGAGATTCAACTGGGTCAAACTCTCTTTGCCACTGCTTACGGTTAGCTAACACAGCGAATGCCTTACGTTTACTCCAGTGGATTCTGTTGGAAGGAGGAAACTTTTTAAACAGTTTAGTAAATTTAGCCATTATAGTCTATCTTCCATTCTTTGTCTGCCACCTATTTGTCTTTCTCTAAGAGATAATAAATTAGATTTTATCTGTTCTACTAATGGACTCATATTAGAGAAATCTGGCTTGCTATGATTCATACTAACTTTTTGTTTCCCTGTTTGTGTTTCAACTTTCTTAGTTTTAATTACTTTTCTTGAGTCGTCAGGAGTCGCCATAAGACCTTTAGGGTCAGGTAGTTTAACTGTAGTTGGGGTATCGCTTTTACTGTGTGTTTTACTTTTTAATTCTTTACCTGTAGGCACTGGAGTTTCAGTATATGACATATCTTTTACTGGGTCCAAGTCATCTGTAGGGTCTAGTAAATCCTCTAACATATCTTCTAGACTAGTAATTTCTTCTTCTAATACAGTATCATCTGAAGAAAACTCAAGTTTATTTTCCTCAAGAAACATCTCTATTTCTTCAGGTGTTGCTCCTGGATTCTCTAGTTTATAGACTTTTTCAATCATCTGATTATAGAGCTGTGCTATCTTCTCTTTAATCTTTTCGAGTTCTAAGCCTAAAGAAGTATCTTCAAATAAGTCTGATATAAACATAATAGATTCATAATTAGCTAAATAAAACCCCTTCGATTAAGAAGGGGCTGTGGTTTAACTAACTATCTATCTGTCAGTTACGAATGCAAAACCTGAGGTATCACGTAATTCACCAGTACCATAAATGGTATCAGAAGTGAATAAGTCACCTAAGTACTCTTGCATATATTGCGTTTGTGAACGAACACTCATCTGCTCTACTAATCCTAATGCACCTTTATGGATTAATAAACCAATATCGTGAACCTCAGAACCAGTTGCTGCTTGAGTAGTACCCATATTATTAGTAACATAAACATCAACACCGTAAATCATACCAACTTTACCAGTTCTAATAGCATCACCAGAACCAATAAACTGTTGCTCAGTGAATCGTGTGATACCTAGTAAGTCTGTGTATTGACGTGGAGTTAATATAAACGCTCTACCGTCAGCAGGAACATCCGCTAAGTCTAACTTTTCAAGCATACCTCTAATAGCGTTATCACCTCCTGTAGTTAAGGAAATTGCATTACCACCACCAGTCCTGACCCAGTTAGATAGAACACCGCTAGAATCAAACACTTGTGCTTTCTCCCAACCTGATGCACCTGTTACACCTAAACCGCCATTTAGATAAGCAGCCTCGTTAAACAAGTCTGTATCTACTTGAGTAGCTAGAGCATAGCCAGCATCTTCAGTATAGAACTTACGCATCGAAGAGAGTGCTTGTACTTCTACAATATCCTGAATCATTACTGAGTATTCATAATGCTTATCAAGCAAGATTGCTTTCTCTAAATGAGTATCAGTTTGAATTTTAACCTGAGCAGAGCCAGTCATAGACTTTGAAGTTGCCGAGCCTCGTACTGGAGCAGGGATATGAATCTGGTCCCCTTTTTTGCCCTTATGATTTATTACTGTTACTAGGTTTGCTAAAACCAAGTTCTTTTTATAACCAGCGATTACCTCGTCAGACCAGAGTTCTGGTATGAAGACACCCGCTTCCGTGGTGGTAGTATGAGCACTACCAATTGCACCTGTTGCCATATTTATTTCCCCTTAGAAATTATATTATATTATTTAACCCTTCCCTCAGCGTATGCTGCATATATTTCATCTGCTAACATATCGTATCTTGAAGGGTCTGTTTGTTTTAAACGTATCAAATCAGCCCTACGGTAGACTTTTTTACCTGCGGTTGATTCACCAGAAGCTCTAGATACTCCTTTGCCTGTCTTCAGTGCAGTTTTCCTATTAGTTTCTTGCTCTGCTTTCACCTCTTCCGTCTTGGAAATCATTTGACGTTCTTTCCAATTCGTAATTAGTTCATCAGCAGCATCAAAATTATAAGCATCTGCCTCTAAATATAAACGCTGTCTTATCTTACTTCCCTGAACCCACTCCTGAAATCCTGAATCACCAATGATGTTCTTGAAATCTGGATGTGTTGTTTCGAGTTGCTGCGAAGTCATATTAGCTTGTTGCTTCCGTGACTGTACAGAAAACTCTCTGAACTTGGGGTGGTTCTCAATAATTCGCCTTACCGATTCCTCGGGGTTATCAAAGAAATCCACCTCTGGTTCGTTGCTGGTAGTTTCTGTTCTTGGTTGACTTAGCTGTTGTTGTAAATAAGAATCAGTTAAGTGACGTAGCTCTCCAATTTCTTGTCCTTTCCTACCGAGTTCTTTTTCAAGATTCTCATAAGCATCAGCTATTTCAGCTGCGGACTTTCCTTGGAACTTAGATGGAAGTTCTGGTTCTTGGACCGCTTCCTCTTCTACTGGCTCTGCAAAAGCTTCCAGTGTTTCTACTTCTTCTGTGATTATTTCTTCATTTACTACTTCAGGGTCTACAATTTTACTACTCATAGTACTTTTCCTCCGTCTTATATAAGATTGTGGGGGTTATAAAATGTTAGAGCTTAATTATTCATCAAGTTGTTCTAACGTTAGTTTAGTACTTTCCTCCATATTAACAAACATATTTAGGAAAGTTACTTGTCCTTTACGCAATTGTAAAGTTTCTATATTCTCGATATCGTAAATCTTTTCTAACGATTGGGCTAGTTCAGAAAACTCACTAACGAGTTCTCGCCAACCATCGTGTTGAAATAAATCTAAACGTTGCTCGAGTAATTCTCTATCCGTCACTAAGCCGTACCAGCTACTCTGGCATTAGCTAAATTAAGGATGGTTTCAGATTGTAGATGCTCTACTTCAGGTATATTTCTTGCTGTCTCTGAACGTATGTTCTCAAGTTTGGCCATCTTCTCTGCCAACTCTAGCTGTTTCTTAGCTAGTGATTCTTGAGATACTTTATCACCTGCATCTATTTGTAATTTCTGTGTCTCTGCATATAGCTTACTAATCTCTGCCTCTAGTTCAGCATTCTCTAGCATAGCCTTCTGCATCTCTATTTGCTGTGCTTGCTCTTGTATAGGGTTAGGTTGTAACGTCTGTTGTACAGCAGCTACTAACTCATTACGATTATTTAATGAGCTATTCTCAAAGATACTTGTAAGGATAACACCAAAGGCTGGAGAGCTTTGTGGAACCATACTTAACATCTGAATCATCTGAGTAGTCTCTAACTCTTTGGCCATAATTCCCATAGTTGAATAAGGAATAAACTTATAATCAACTACTGGATATCTTTGTGGGTCGAATTGTATTCGTCTCCACACTACTTTATTAATCATAGGAACTAAGAAACTGTCTTGGAAGTTCATCAAAGTTCTCTTCTGGCGTTTAATTGATGCCGCCTGTAACATACTCATCCCTGAGGCGGTAGAGTTTCTAGGATTAGATAGGTTGCTATTGGCAGTATCCATAGCACCTGTTCCCATCTGAACCATTCGTTCTAGCTCTGCGGATTCTGTGAAGGTAGAGTTGGCTAGACTACCGAAGTTCAACGGCATCAAAACGGATTTAGGGTCTCCATTAGTAAGAATAGTCTTACCTGGTCTGATATCAAACTTAGTACCTCTCGGTAATCTAGTTGCATCAAGGCCCATCATAGGGTGTGTTGTTAACGCTAGAGTATCGATACGAGCTCTTAACTCAGCATCAAGGGCCTTCTGTGGGTTATAACCTTTCTCTGTTATACCTCTACCCCAGAACTTACCAGGTACTCTATCGTGTTGATAGGACACGAATGGCCTATCAGTCATCATATATGGATTCTCTACTGCTCTTAGAACAGCGGAATCATTAGCAATAGTTACTACTGCTTCAACTAATTCATCATCTTCGTAATCAAATTCGTCAGTTTCACCTGCACTTTTCTTAAGAAACTTCTTAGGGACGAGACCCCAATACTCAACGATTTTAACTTTATCATCCTCATTAGTAGAGGCAGAACTTTCATCATCGAACCCGAAGTCAGCTTTATCGTAGCTACCAATTGGTTTGTCTTCATAAACACCTTCTTTAATTCCTTGTACAATTTGATACATAGGCTTAATCACAATATGTGCAACACCTAAAGCATCGTTAATATCAGTAGCAGTTGGGTCAATAACAAACTCTCTAGGAGATACTGGCTCCATCTTTATACTGATGTATGGTATTTCCGTAACACCCCTTGTGGTTGTTAAGGTTCCTGGTACTGGTTGTTCTGAAGGTACTATTTCAATTTTCTCAGTAACAATTATCTTACCAATACCTGTGCCATATATAGCACCATTAAGCATACACTCTGCTATTGCAGGTTTAACACCATCTTTTTCTAAATCTTCGTGTAGCAATCTACGAACAAACTCTATATCCTGTGGCTGTTGGTCCATAAAATCATCTTGGATATCAAACCATCTCTCTCTACCAAAGGTAGCTTCTTCTAACTCTGCTACTGTGGCCTCAATTGCTTGTTGGGTTGCGGGAGAAATAAGACGAGACTTCTCGGATTGTCTGGTTTTATCCTCTTCTGACCAAACACCACGCCATATTCTATAGTACTCATCCCACTTCTTTGAGTAATTAGAATCACGATGCTCTTCCCAGTTATCAACTCTACCAAGCACCCACTCTCTTAGAGGTGTCATAGGGTCTCTGTAACTTAAACTGTCTTTTTCCATCAATACCCCGCTACTGCGTCCATAGGTTCCCATTCTTCCAACTCAATACTGCTTGCATAATCAGCAACACTAACTTGGTCTATATATGCTAGAGAATCTAACAAATCATCGTGACTAAGTGGAGAAGGGAAGTCCATCATCTGTGAGATAAAGGGACTATTCCAATCTGCCTTTCTTAATTTAATCTTTCCGTGTTCCATACGGCCCTGTAAGGACCAAGTAATTCTGTCAATCTTTCTTTTACCACCGTGAGTAACATCAACTATGTTAACCCATCTACCCTTAGACCTCATCTCATCTTCTAGGTAAGGCATAATAGCATTCTTTAAAGCTCCACCTTCAATACCTACTGACGCTGCTTCACAATCTATAGCAGCATTAAGGATTCTTGTTGCAGTTTCTTTAATACCCCACCTACCGTGATAGATGTCCTTTACTAGCCATTCATCACCCACAATTTTCACTACTGAAATTGCAGTTTCATCTAGCTTACTAGACTTTAAACCTCTTTCTTTACTCGCTGCTTCAAAACCTGCTGGGTCAACTGATACTACATAGTGACCTATTGTACCTTCTTTAAAGTCTTTCTCATCATCTACGTAAGTAAGCCATTCTTCTTTAAATATACCACCACTAAAGCTTTCAAAGGTGGCCTCGAACTCTTGTCTAAACGCTTGAGTAGACATAGTGCTTCTAGCTGCTTCAATCTCCGCAGGGTCCAGTAGTGGATTATCTATGGAGTTGTACTGAAAAGCAGCCCAGTCATCTTCTTTTCTTGCTTCTAGGTATAACTTGTAAAAGTGATTCTTACCAGCAGGTGTACCAATAAATAAGGCTCCACCTTTAACATCAGCTAGTGTAGGTCGAATAATCATCTCCCATACTTCTGGCTTCATACTCGCATATTCGTCTAGAACTACATAAGCTAGTCCTACACCTCTTAAAGTATCTGGTCTATCAGAACCTTTTAAATATATCTTCCTACCGTTAATCAAAGTAAGTACAGCAGTGTTCTCGTGTGCTGCTTTAATAACATCTCTACCTAACTCTTTTAACATCCCCCACATAATATCTTTCGATTGTTGGAATGTAGGACCTATATAGAAAACATCCTTACTGGTTGACTGTAGTGCGTTAATTAATAACACCCAAGCAGCTAATCTTGACTTACCAAATCTTCTACCAGCCGCTACTACTTTAAATCTCTTATCTGACTGGAATATCTCCATCTGAGCAGGATGAAGTTTTACTTTAATATCAGCCATTCTTCAGAACCTCACCTTCAAACACTTGCTGTTCTTTAGCTTCTTTCCTTTCTATCGCCTTTACTGACTCTACAATAATATTAATACCTAATTCTTCGTGTTGGTGTTTAATTTCAACAGCTTTATGTGCAGGTACAATTCTATCCATACACATCTTGAGGCAGTGTCTATCTCCCTCTAAGGCCATACTGATAACCTTCTCGACTATCTCTGGTCCCCTACTAGATAACAACTCTCTACTAAGTTTTGTGTATTTGTTTACTGAGCCCTTCGGTCTACCCGCTGGATTCAGTGGTTTCATTCCTTTATAAAGGGCAGGATTCCCTCTTTTCTTTTTGGTCATACCTTTGTCCTTATTGTTAGCTGTAAAAAGGGAGGTTATACCCTTATTATACCACAGTTTACCACTATTTACAACTTCTATTCTTTTAAACAACAGGATAA